ATCAGCTAGTTCACTGGGCCTTACACCCAGCAACGTGAAGTTGAAGGCGTTCTTTGCTAGTGATGAAGTTGAGCCTGAGTTCCCACCTGTAGCCGAAGGTGCTATTTCACAGGAACCTGTTGTAGAGACTGTTGCAGAACCTGTGGCAGAACCTGTGGCTGAACCTGTTGATGAGACACTTGAAGCCTTCGGTGGTCTCGAGTCTGACGTAGTTCCACCTGCTGAACCTGCAGAGGACATGGATATTGACCCGGAGCTGATCTTTGATACACCTGAGGACGCTAAGGCTGCTATTGATGAGCTTCCACCTGAGATTCTAGCTCAGATACCATTCGTAATGGTAGGTGGCGTCAAGTACGAGAACAACGCTTACCAAAATGGTGAGGAACCTGCTGAGGTAGTTGCAGAACCTGTGACTCCTGTTGACGATAACGCTGTACGTGCTACACAGATGCGTAACATGCAGCTTGAGGCCGAAGGTATCGACCCCGTTGAGTTCGAATCATTCCTTGCAGAGATCGAAGACGTAGAGGCGTTTGACCAGTACGAGGGTAACCTTGACGAGTTGATGAGCTTGTACCGTCAGTTTGGTGACTACAATACAGCACAAGAAGCTGAACCAGAAGCGGTTGTAGCTGAGCCAACTCCAGTCGATGAGGAGATGCTTGCGGGAGAAGATGCTGTTATGGATCAGTCTCTTGAAGCTGCTGACCCTCTCGTCGAGGAGGTTGCAAGTAAACGTGGTGTAGACGAACCTAGTAAGCTGGTAGAAGTTATATCCAAGTACCGTGCAGACGGCATCGTATTTAAGAGCGAAGCAGAAGCAACTAAGTGGATTCTGAAGAACTTCGAGGATGCAGGTCTAACAAGGAGCGAGAAGATAGGCCTAGCTCAAACTCTGTATAAAGATAGTCAAGAGTAATGGGATCCTTCCAAGACACCTTCAAGCCGGTCAACGTATCTAAGGTACGTGGGCCACTTGGGGAAGAGGAAGATGTTATCGAGCAAGGTGCCGATCAGCTATCCTTCACAACTCCGTCTACTCCAGCTCCAGTAACAGAAGAACCAGTCGAAGAGCCAGTAGAGGAGCCAAGCTCCTTTGACTCTATGTTTACTCCTGTCGAAGAGGAACCTGTTGGGTCTTTTGATTCTATGTTCACACCTACCGCTGAAGAAGAGCCACTCGTACCAGTTACGGGTGAAGTACCGTTGCACCCTCTTCAGGTTGCAGCTGCTGACCCTACTGAGTTCCAGAAGAAGCGGCAAGAAGAGTACCAAGTGTACTACGATACTGTGCTTGGCGATATCGAACCTCAGTCATACTCCCCTGATGACCTAGCTAAACGGGATGACACCTACCGGGTCATCGAGACATATATGTTGGACCGTTATGGTATCCAAGCTGTAGAAGGCCGGAGCAAGGAAGACGTAGTAGAGAAGTTCCTTAACAACCGCCGTAATGTTGCTATGTCTGGCAACTCCGTAAGTGTTGTCACTGAGTTTGACTACATCAACGACATCAGAGAGAACCCTGCTAAGATGAAGAACGCGGGTGCTGCCTACTTGTTGTATGAGAACATGCAGGGTGTTACACACGACGACTACACGTGGGGTGAACTTGGTTGGTCCACTCTGGATGTAGTTAAGGGTGTCGCTACTGACCCTATTACATGGCTCACAGCAGGTGCTGGTAAGTTGGTGTCAGGTGCTATGACTAAAGGTACTACTCAGGCTGTCGAGAAGATCGTGGCCCGTACTATCCAGGAGCAGATCAAGAAGGGTATCTCCAGGGAAGCCATCAAAGCTAACGCTAAGAGGATCTACCGCGAGGCAGCTACAAAGGCTGTGGCAGAGGGTACAGAGGATATCGCACGGTTTGCTGCCCAGCAGAAGATACCTGCACTCCAACGCCTTACCACTAAGCAAGCTCTTATCGATATTGGTACTACAACTACACTCGACGCAACTGCCGGTGCTGGTATGGAATACTTGTACCAGACTGGTCTTGTTGAGACAGGTGTACAGGATGAAGTGAACAAGTACGCAGTCGGTCTAGCCGCACTGGGTTCTCTCGTCGTGGGTGGTGCAGTAGCCGGTGGGACAGCTAAACGTGGTTTCAGCAAGACGGCATTACCTACAGAGGCTATCGCTGCTGGTGACCCTAAGAAGGCTGTGTCAGATCTAGAGCAGTCCATTAGGGACTTCTTCTCAGAGAACGTAGAAGCTAACGTATCCTGGGCTGACAAGGTTGGTAAAGGTGGTGAGCTTAACGTACAGGACACCAACTTCTTCATTGACTTCCTGTTAGGTACTACTGGTAAGGTTAAGAAGGCTAAGCCAGCTGCTAAGGCCGTAGAGCAACCCAAGGTCAGTGTAAGTAACCCCGGTGGTGAGTGGTTGGACAGCAAGCTTGCTTCCTCCGAAGCTACTCGTCTGGATGCTGAACCGGGTACCTATGCCGCTAACCTAGGTGACGGTAGAACAACTGGTTACTACAAAGATCCAATCACACTCGATCCAAAGGTGTTGGCTGAGGTCCGTGGCGCTACAGGTGAAGAAGCCTTTAGGGACACCGGATCTAAGTTAGCACGTCTCGAGCAGAGTATCGCTAAGGACGGTTACAAACCTGATCCTATCCTTATTCATGTTCGTGAAGACGGTGTACCATTTATCGTAGAGGGTAACCACCGGTTAGCTGAAGCACTCAAGAGTGGACGTCCAGGGATCGATGTAGAGATCAAATACCTTAACGGTGCAGAGGACGTAGACGGACTCCTGAAGCCAGGTAGTCTTCCGGTACCCAAGGTTGAGGAAGTAGTAGAAGAGGTCACTGAAACAGCCTTAGAAGGGGGCTCAGAGGTATCTCTGAAGGGTTTAGCACAGGTTATGCAGGAGCAGGGCTTCTTCTATGTTAAACGTATGGATGATGACACTGTATCTAACTTCATCTCCGACTTCATTAAGGAGAACCTAGACGCTGAGGACATCGGTGGTATTGTAACTGCATACGAGAAGTCTACTGGCACTAAGCTCGGTGGATTCCTGGACGATGCTGGTAAACCTGTTAAAGGTACACCTACTCCTGACCAGTTTGCTAATGCCTTTGCTCGTAAGATGCATGACCAAGCGCGTGGCCTTAACGCTGCCTCTCAGGTTGCTAAGCGTCTCGACATTAACATTGAGGACTTGGACATTGATACGTTCCTGAAGGACCAACTGGGTCTGCTTGGTGCAGACACGTCCAGTAGGGTCTCTAAGATCGCACCTAAGGTCATAGCTAACTGGCAGAACCGTTACATCCGTACCTTGGTATCACACCTAGGTACATCTAAGTTGAACGTACTAGGTTGGGGTGTATCCTCGGCTATGGGTTCAGCTAATGACATGGTACGTGCTGTAGGTCTTGCCACACGGGCTGGGTACAACACAGCTATAGGTAACGCGGAGAAGGGTGTATCCGATTGGCACCTCTCTAAGTCATTAGTTAAGTCTAACGCTAATCGTGTCAACCTGATGCTTGACCCTAACATGACTGCTGCTGCCTTTAACTCAGCCGTACAACGTAGCGCTGGCCCACTGGGTGAGCTTGGTAAGGTTCAAGCTGGTGGTATCGACGTTGCACAGTCTATCGGTGATCTGATCGACCGCACTAGGGTTGGAGCAGCAGCTGACGCCTACATCGAAGGTGCACAGTTGTTGACCTTTGTTAGGGCTCAGGATACATTCACTAAGTCACAGCAGTATGTATTCGAAATGGATAAGGCTCTGCGGTCTAGGTTCGGTAAGTCTTGGAACGAGTTCTACCATTGGGAAGACGTCAACAAAGCTATGGCGACCAAAGAGTACAAGATGCTTGAGCAGGAAGCTGTGACTAAGACGCTAGAGCACACCTTCTCCACATCCTTCAAAGGCTCAGGTCTTATCGGTGAAGTAGCTGGTATGTTGGAAGATGTTCGTAACCTTCCCGGTATCGGTATGATGGTACCTTTCGGTAAGTTCTTCAACAACACCGTACACTTCACTGCTAAGAACACACCTATCCTCAACAACGTGTTGAAGGTGACTACCGGTAAGTTTGCTGACAAGTCACACGGGGAGTTAGCAGCACAGGGTATGATCGCCGGTGGTGTCGTAGCTACATACGTTGCCAACGCACAAGAGAAGCGTACGCAGGGTCTAGGTCTCTACGAAGAGATTGATGAGTCTACAGGTGAAGTAGTTAGCCGCGAGTACGACTATCCGTTGTCACTCTTTATGGCTGCTGGTCACTTGGCTTCTTATCGGGCAGCAGGGGAGCCTGTGCCTGACGAAGTAGTAACACGTATCATCGAGGACTTCGGTATCACTGGGCTGTCCCGTAACCTTACAACGTCTACACAAGGTGTTGTTGATTCGGTCAAGGTGATGGTAGCTGGTGAGATACTCAAAGGTGCAGATCAGTTTGGGGAGGAGTTAGCAGGTGTCGCAGCTCAGTTTATGGCTGGCTTCACACGTCCTCTCGAGGGTGTGGACACTGTAATTGGTATTACTACTGGGGCCGATATGCGACCAAGGAATACCAAGGATGGTAATAAGTTCTTTGGTAAAGCTCTTACCTATATGGACAACACTACTCAACTCTTGACAGGTGGACCTATCGGGGATGTCAAGGTTGGTGCTGCCACAGGTGAAGCTGACGTAGTTACATCGAAGCAGCTGGGTACACGTGCTGTATTCCTTACCGACACAATGCGAGTCATGAACATGTTGGAGTATGAGACATGGGATGAGAACGCTAAGTTTGCAGTCATGGAAATGGCAGCTGAGGCTGGTAACGAGTACAACAAAGTGTTCTTCCGTAACGTAGAGACTGTAGCTGAGCAGGTCATGAACGATGAGGAGTTCCGCCTCCTACCTGTTGAAGACCAGAGAGCTATGTGGAAGGACACAGTAGAGTCCATCCGTAAGACTACTAAAGAGATGCTGTCCTATGATGATGGTGCAGCTGGTACCACATTCGGTACTCAGATCGAACTAGTTAATAAGTTTGGACGTGGTGGTGTCACTGAAGGTATGGAGGAGTTAGGTTTCGAAGGAGACCTTGGTGACCTCAATACAGTTGAGATCGAGAACCTCAAGTCTTACCTCGGTAACTTGGACGATCTCGGAGAGTACACACGCGGTACTCGGAGCTGGATGAAGTAGTTTAAACACAAAAAGGCCCCCCTCAGTTTTTACACCGAAGGGGGCCAGTTAGTTTACTTGCTATGTTTGAGGACTAGGTCTGCATACCTATAAGCCTCTATTACGAGTTCTTCTGCTCGTACTACACCACCCCGTGCTAACAACCCAGAGAGTATCGAAGCTGCTAGTTGTTCCCGGCTGTGGGAGAGAGTCTCGCCGGAGACAGTCACGGGTGGTTTCTCTTTCACCTTCTTACTTACGAAGGCTTTAGCCTCTTGTTCCAGACTAGGAGCAGGAGGCTTCTTTGTTTTAGGAGCCATATGGTTTACCTCTGATTAAGGTTATTAGTAAGTGTACCATATTTGCAACATGTTGTCAAGACCTAATATGTCTCAACGATCTCATCGATCAAACCATGCTTCTTGCACTCCTCGGGTGTCAACCATTCGTCTGTTGGGTGGAGGAGGTGCTTACGGATGTAGGATTCAGACTTCTTAGTGCACTTCTTGTAGTGCTCAATCATCCGTGAACTAGCCATGTCGAACTCTTTAACAATGGCGTGTAACTCGTGCTCCTTACCTTTGCTTCCCCAGCTGTACTGGTGTGACATAACAGACGTGTTGTGTGTCAGTAGTCGACGATCACCTGCCATGATTGTAAGTACACCACAGGAAGCTACGAGGCCCTTGCCGATAGTAACCACTGGGATCTCTGACATCATCATTGCATCGATCAAGTGGAAGGCTGAGTGGACTGAACCACCGGGGCTGTTAATGATTAGAGTCAACTGATCTGGCTGTACTTCCTCAGGCATCAAGTTGTACTCGTATATAGCGGCTACGAGTGGCATGATGTTCTCTTGATCGAACTTGTTTACCAACATCAAGATTCCGTTCTCACGGAGGTACGAACCTGGTGCCTTCATGTCCTGCGGCGGGGCAGGGGGGTTACAGGTTGTACACACTGCAGGAGTTTCAACTACCTCGATAATCTTGGGTGCTGACTTAGACTTTGTCGCCGGTTTCTTCTTGGCTGGTGTCTTCTTAGCTGCGTTAATCATTTGCTTAAACATGTATTAGCCCTTTCTAGAGACATTAAAGATAGTATAACACACTAGGGGTAGTAGGTCAAGATGTAAACGCTTCTTCAGCCATCGTGTTAGCTACGAACATAGGAGGTACGTTCTCCTCCTCAGCCCTCACCGTCTACAGCTTTAACAACACGTTCGTAACCGTTCACACCTACTTCATAATAATGCAGCGCCATGTCGTTAACCTTTCACTTTGATTTCCTTCTCGAACTCACGTAGACGTTTAGCTACTGAGATCAGCTCGATGATGGTGGGCCATGACTTCAAGATGAACTGCATGGAACCTTCTACCCGACCAAAGGCCCGGATGATCTGCTGCATGACGCCTAGTGTAATCATACCACCAACAATAGCTGGTGCTAGAAAGATGTAGGCAGTCAAGACGTTAGCCTGTAAGTAAGCCATACGCACTACGTTGAACTTCAGGTACTGGAAGTAGCTACGGAAGTGGATCTTACGTACGTCACCAAACAACTCTACCAGAGGCTTCGGGGACAACGATCCGTCGTCTTCCATTTTGACGAGGTGCTTACGGTAGGCAGCTTCTTTCGCTTGGATGTCGTATTCAACACCAACAAGACGAAGAATCCAACCGCTAACAACAAGTAAAATAGTACCGCCGATAGACCAAACAAGAGCGCCAGTGACCAATCCATATTCCCAATCTCCAAAGTAAAGTACGGAGATACCTGCCCCAAGACCCAAGAGGATCGGGAAGAACTCCACTAGAACCATAACTGATTCAATCATTGAAACACCTAGGCCCTCAACGATACGTGAGAACTTGATGGTGTCTTCTTGTACACGCTGAGAAGCGCCCTCAATGGTACGAGCCTTGTCATACACACTGTGGTACCACTCAACCATAGACGCCCTCCAACGGAAGAGGAAGTGAGATGTGAAGTAGGAGCCAACAAGGGCTAACCCAATCCACATAGCAGCTAACCACCCGAAGGAAGCTAGACCTGACCAATATTCACCTATAGTAACTGCACCGGGTTCAGACAGTGCCTTTTGGATCATGTCGTAGAAGGTACCAAACCACTCGTTGATCTTAACGTCGATCTTGACTTGGAACCACAAAGTAGACAGGATGAATAGGGAACCTAGGTAAGACCACAGTGCCCATTTCTTAGTTGTATAAAATCTCCACATAGTCTTATCCCCTTTCTTCCAGAAACGTCTTGAAGGCTTGCTTAGCGCTTACTCGGTTTATGTGTGGGTTACTGTTACGGAACTTAGTATAGAGTCGTCTCGATTGCTTACGTGTCATTGCTTGTTCCCTTCTCTGTTTCTGTTTTGTCACCCGCCCAGTCGTCTAGCTCTAGGCTAGGCGATTGATTATTGTCAGACCCTGTTTCTTCCTCACTGAATCTACCGGATTGGGGAGTACCTTCCTCAGACTCCTTCTGTGCTTCCTCAAGTTCTTGAGCGGTGTCTTGATCGTATGGAATGATGTACAGGCGATTACCTAACACCTCGTCCCAGACCCATAGTTTGATTACACCACCTACTGTTGTGTGGTGGACGTAGACGAACTCGTAGGATGGAAAGCCCTGTATCGGGCTCCCTAGTAGTTTAACGTAGTGGTTCTGTGCTAGAGCCCCTAGTAGTACTGAGAGTGTCAATGCAGACGCCTTCACGAGGTAACTTAGTCGTGAGTAGAACATCAGGAACACTACAACTGTGGCTAGTAGTACGTATGTTATTTGTAGTATTAACATCATGGTGCCACTCCTCCTCCTCTAAGTTTAACAGGAACATCGTTTCGTATGTCAGCTATCTTACCGTTCCGTACCTTAAAGACAATGACCGTAGCTTCCTTACGTCTTGTAAGGTGGACACTGCCTTCGTAGTGTACCTGAAAGGGTTGAATACCTGTCATACGTACTCGGACTTCTTGTCCTTCCCCTGCCATGGAGAAGTAGTGGACGTTGATAACGTAGTCGCCGTCTGGTAAAGCCGTCATAGTAGTGATCTCGTAGTTACGGTAGACTGTTGTACTTTCTCCGTTAATTACGAAGATATCACCTCTGGTGCCCACATCATCCCGTTTGAGGGTAATGTAGCCGTTAGACTTGTTGCCGTAGTAGACTGGGATACCATCCGGTCCTTGAATGTATAGATCCATGTCTAAGTCGCTGTAGTCGTCCCACTCCATCTCTACCATTAAGATCACAGGAGGATCAACGACACCCTTCTTAGCGATAGGGTTGATTAAGAGGAAGGCTATCACAAAGAGAGATGTGAAGCCTACCAATAGGTTGAATAAAAGATCAACGAAGGCTAGGTTACTGCTGTATTTACGCATACTAGTCCTCCAGTATAACTAGCTGTAGCTTTAACCAGAGTGACGAGATAAGCCCTACAAGGGACGTTACAAGAGCGGTAGACATACCGGAGGCTAGGACTCCAATAGCTTCTGTCATGCTCTCAGTGGACGCTGTGTCGATCTCAGTGAAGGCTGAACCCAGTACTAGAAGGAATCCGAAGAGGGTGCCTACCATACCCACAGACAGGACTGCATCTGAAGTGAACCAGAAGATGCTGTTCTCTGCATTCTCCATACTCTTTGATTGGAGGCCCATAGCGACAGTAGCGCACAATGTGACCGTAAGGATTAAGAAGGTAAGATAAGTGCTATCTGCTTCGTGTAATACATTCAGTAGATCGAACCAGTACCAACCCCCAAGTAGGGCGAGGATACCAGCGTTAGCTACAAAGTACCATTTCCATACACGCATATTATATTCCCTCTCTAATCAAGTGTAGACGAAGTGGGTCAGCAACACGATTAGCTACCCAACGTTCGGGAAGTTGAATGAACTCTGAGAAGTTGTTGTCCACCATTTCAAACATAGCTAAGTCACCAGCTGTCACAAGTAAGAATGTCTCAGCATCTGTGATCTGCGATACGATTGTGTACAGCTGACCAGTGTAGCCCACGTTGAAGAAGTAGAGAGCTGTGATTGTCCCGAAGAACTGACCACTCTTCATACCTTCGCTGAATGTTCCTGTGTTGTTGGGGGCCCAAGCTACATGGAAGCCAAGGATACCAGCTTGTACCTTTGCAGTGCCACCCAGGAAAGCAATAGCACACGCGCTCAGGCAAGAGTCGCCATCGGCTACGATAGTCTGAAGACCCAGGCGGTTGATAGTGTAGCCTAACCTAAAACCTTCTAACGCGTGGCCACCGTTAGAGGAGAGGTACACAGTGGTGAGGTTAGTTTGCTTAACCAGTGTTTCTAAGCGCTGCGCGTCCCCATTCCTTATATCCCCGGATAGATAAATAACATTACCGTTGCTAGTGGGGTTAGCAGACCTAGCGGGTGTTGCGACTAGGAGTAATACCAGAGCTATCGTTATGAGAACAGTAGGTAGTATACTCTTTAATATAAAGTTTTTCATAGCTTATCATGTCCTTTCAGTTCATTTATACGCATCTCTGCGTACCTAATAACCTTCTCTAAGTCTATGATCTCGGACTCGAGCATGGTCTTGTCGGGGTAGGCCTTGAACCCTGCGCGGCTTGCGTACTTGACGATGTTGCCACGCCAGAACTCGAAGCTGTTACGCATGATAAAAGTAATTGGCTCAATAGTCCAGCGTGTGTAGTGACTAGGTTCTTGAACGATATTATCTTTATCCATATGTTTCTCTCCACATAATCTACAGTTAAATCCCTCTAAGGTGCTATCTCCACACCAATGACATCTTATCACAGCCGCTCCTCATAGAAGACTCGGACCCATTGGGCACATATGTCAGACCTTACGATATCGTCTAGGTCAAACTCTACGATAGGGACGGGAAGCATGTGCTTCTTGGCTAAGTGTGTGATCTTGGTGAGACCGTCACCGTCCTTAAGGTCTGTCTGTTGAATGTCACCGTTGAGGACGATGGTGGATCCTTCTCCTACACGTGTGAGTAGCATCTTAAGCTCGTGGGTTGTAATGTTCTGAGTTTCGTCACAGATGATGAAGGCGCTGTCGAATGAACGTCCACGCATAAGAGCAAGGGGAGCCATCTCGATGTTGCCGTTCTTGATACCTGTCTCTACAGCACCTTTACCTAAGTGTTTGATTAAGACGTCTAGTACTGGTAGAGCCCAAGGTGCTACCTTCTCCCCTAGATCACCGGGTAGGATACCGATATCCTTGCCGACAGAGACCATAGGACGAGTGATAACGATCTTGTCTATATCCTTCGTGGTGTACAGGTCAGCCGCCATGGTCGTAGTAACGTAAGTCTTCCCTGTACCGGCTGGGCCGAATACGATAACCTGACTAGAGCTACCAATAGCTTCAATCAACTTACCCTGGTTGTCTGTCTTAGGGACGATACCAGATGTCTTCTTGGCAGCAGCGCCTTTGTACGTTGTCTCACGTTTTGTTCTGGCTTTAGGCTTTGGCTTTTGTTGTACCATATTCTTTCCTATCTAATAAAAAAGGGGAAGACCTTTCGATCCTCCCCGTTAGTATAGCACAGTTTGTTATGTTATGTCAAGGTCAACTACACTCTTTCTGACCTGTAATCGGATCGTAATAGCAAGCGCCACCCTCATCCACGAAGTCACCGTTGTCTTCCTCTACCTGCTCAGGAGCTACGTCCTCAGAGGTTGAAGCATTCAGGATACCGTACCGCTTACCAGAGGCCCGGAAGGTTGTACAACCAGAGGCACCGCCATCGTAAGCAGCCATGTAAACATCCTTAAACTCTTCCCATGTAACATCGTCTCCAACATTACAAGTCTTAGAGCAAGCAGAGTCAACGTACTTAGAAGCTAGGTTAAGAACTTCAACGTGGGCCATGACTGGTAGGTCATCAGCCTTACGTCCTTTGACACCGAAGACACGGAATCCGTAGTCGTCTACACGTTCAATACGTGGTCCATCGTAAGTCTGGATGGTACGATCGAAGCCGTAGGAGAAGACTGGCTCAATACCAGACGATACGTTATCAGCTGAGAGGCTGATTGTACCAGTAGGTGCAACACTCAAGAGGTGAGAGTTACGGATACCGTGGTTGTAGATAAGCTGACGAATATCCTCAGGCAATGTCTTAGCGAAGTCACTGTCTAGGAACGCACGGTCAAAGAGGGGGAACGGACCCTTCTCGATAGCGAGTGAGACAGAGGACTTGTAAGCAGTATCACGGATACAAGCCATGATGTCCTCGAGTACGATGAGGAACATTGGAGAGCCGTAGGGATGTCCCATGGCCTCGATAGCGTTAGCTACCCCTGTGACTCCTAAACCCATACGGCGCTTGGAGCGAGCCTCACCTTCCTGTGATAGTAGTGGATACACAGCCCGATCAACTACGTTGTCCATGGCCCGTACTACGTGTGGGATGTCATGGCGTAGCTTGTCGAAGTCAAAGGCGTAACCACCTACTGCACCTTCCTTGAGGTACTTAGTCAAGTTGAATGAACCAAGTAGACAAGCACCGTTAGGTGGCAGGGGTTGCTCACCACAGGGGTTGGTAGCTGCGATAGTCTCACAGTAGTGTAGGTTGTTCTTCTGGTTGATACGATCGATGAACAAGATACCTGGCTCTGCCCAGTCCCAAGTCGAGCGAAGGATGTCGTCCCACAGGGCGCGAGCATTGATGGTATCGTAGACACGTCCTTCAAAGACTAGATCGAATGTACCGTCTTCCTTAACCGCTTGCATGAACTTGTCAGTAACACCAACAGACAGGTTGAACTGTGTAAGTGTAGTTGAGTTGTTCTTGACTCGGATGAACTCTGCGATGTCAGGGTGATCTACCCTTAACACACCCATTTGGGCTCCGCGTCTGTGACCTGCTGAAGAGATAGTCTTACATACTGCGTCAAAGATACCCATGAAGCTAAGAGGACCGCTAGAGCGGCTGTCTAAGCCCTTGATAAGGGCCCCTGAAGGGCGAAGCGTAGAAAAGTCATATCCGATACCCCCGCCTAGTTGCATCGTTGTAGCAGCCTCCTCAGCGGCTTTCATGATGCCTCCCATGCTGTCTGGAATTGTCATAGAGACGAAGCAGTTGTATGGAGTCACTCGACGTGGAGCACCCATCGCTGACTGTACCCGCCCAGCTGGCATAAACCGCATGTCATACAGGATGTCACGGAAGTTAAGGAAGTGTTCTTGGTCGTCTTGTAGAGCCTCGGCTACCCGTGTCATCGCACCCTTGAAGCTCTCCCCTTTGGAGCGGTACTTCATGGCATGGATTTCCTCGGAGATACCGATGGATGGTCCGTAGTTGTCTTCTGGTGTTGAGTTCTTAATCATGTGTAGTTCATCCAATTGCTAAATAGTTCCATTACAGTGTATAGGCTGTTGTTCTCTCTACTTCCCACGTTGTTGTTTATCCTCTGAAAGCCAGACCATTCGGTCAATATCAACACGGTTAATCCCGATGTCTTTCAACTCTTTGTCTGATAATCGGTTGAGCTGTTTGATTGCCTTACGATGCTCGGACCGTGTTGCCAAGTAGTTTGTAAGTCGCCATAAGTATTTCATCATCTGTTATCTCCATTTCCACGAATCACACCGCGAGCAGCACGGTCATCTAACTTCTTCATATTCATTTCCATAACCTCAGCCAAGCTGCTGTCGAAATAGTTAGCTAGTGCTGTGGCGTAGAACACAACATCTCCAATCTCTTTGATGATGTCGTCCCTGTCTAACTTAGAGCTATCTCTTAATAACTTCTTAGTCTTCTCGGCTACCTCACCGGACTCACCGACAAGCCCTAGAACATTCTCGACTAACCGGGTCTCACCCTCTGTGACGATCTTGTCCTCAACCCAGTACGAGTACTCCGTAGGAGTAACCAGAACAGTACTTTCCCAGGCCTTTATATCTTCTATAGTAATCATCCATCTACCTCTTCTGCTAATACCTGCATTACCTTAACATCGTCTAGATCATATAGGACATTTCTAATCTGCTCAGCCATGGTTGACTGACGTTCAGCTGCGTCCAAGTCCCAGTAGAAGTATTCTGGGTCTACCTTGATCTTTACCACTACTTCATATTCCATATCGGAAACTCCAGTTATATCACATTATAGTGTTCAGGTCAAGAAGGAAGGGGTTAGTCGCCCCTAACTTTTGCATTTATCTCTTCACCCATATCCCCTTCGTAGAGCATCAATCGATACCCATTGTGCATCATACTGACCATCGGATATATTTCTCTTGATGAGTACACCCTTCCACCATTCTTTATTAGCTTGCCCAGCCCATGCTTCCGCAGCGCCCTTGTAGCAGCCGACCACAGCCCCAATCGCACCGCTACTGCCCACGTCATCTTTGAAATACATATCACGTTTATGACTGTGACCAACGCTGCAAGAACGATACCGCTTTTGTATGAGAGCATATGCGTGGTGAACACCACTGATGGCACGGCCAAAGTTGCCAGCGCCCACATAGTGAGCATAGTCGATGCCATCGTAATTATGGATGGCGGGGGCTCCATTTGAGTACTCGTGGTACTCGTCAAACCATTTCCTTGTGTTGAGGTGTGAAAACGAGATCCCATACTTCTCTCCTTCCAGTCTTGGATCATACGAAATCGCAGTCTTGATACGATGCTCATGGTTACCTTCGAAGCCATACCAAGCTGGACGCTTACGGCGTTGCTTCTTGAAGCGGTAGCGTAGTAGCTCCTGTGCTTCGTTGTACGACTCGATATCACGCCCATAGTTCTGGGACACAACGGCCTCAGGCTTACGGGTATCATACGAGTTAAGTGATTTCATATCCGCACCATCACCTAGGTCGACCACATAGTCTGGGCGGATGTCGTAGATGAGACCACCTAACCAGTCAAAACGCTCATTGCTTGTCTCGGGGGTAGCATGTCCACAACTGTATACGATTGCTGTTGTCATTACTTCTTCTCCTCATTGATCCACTCCTCTGGGATAACCTTATCCGCGTAGAGGAAGCCTTCCTTATCACACCAATCACCGTACGAGCTTTTAGCTCCCTTGTACAACTTGGCTCTTGAGTTAGTAAATACAAAGCGTATATCCTTATCAGGATACTGTGCCTTGATCTCCTTGTGTTTACGGCGGTCGGTGGAAACGAAACGTCCTTTGGTCTCGATGATGATGCCGTTACTTAGTACGAAGTCAGGCGTGTATGTTCTGGTTTTACTATCCAGCCATTTGATCTTCTCCTGTTCGTAAGTAAACTCAACACCTAATTCCTTAAGGTGTTGAGCTGTCTGCTCTTCTAGTCCTGATCGATACCCAGCTTGGATACCGTGGAATCTTGGCCGCTTAGCCATTACCAGTCCTCTACCTCGTCCACCTTAAGTGGTTTCTTAATGTCGGTAAGGTAGACTGGACCGTGTGAGTAAGCAAACATCTTGAGGCCCGGCCAGCAAGTCTTCTTAAACTCACAGTACGAGCACTCCATCTTAAGTTTCCGGTTAGGTGATGTTTTGCTCTGAGGCTCGTCTTCATATTCACGAGGTGGAGGTACTTTACTTACCGCCATCTCCTTGACTTCTTCGATCTCTTGACCTTTAGTCTTCAAATCCTCAGTCAAGTCGTACATGTCTAAGCAGATGTGTCCGTTGACTTTATCAATAACTAGGAACGCTCCGTGTGTCTTGTTAGTCACGAGTGGATCATCCTTAGCTGCGTAGACATATGATGATAGTTGTGATATGTAGCCGAACGGATCTTGATCGCGTAGGTTACCTTCCTTGAACTTCTTAAAGGAGTAAGGTGATGCTGACTTAACATCCACGGTCATGCCATCTATGACACAATCTCGGCTACCCTTAATACCGTGGGCAGACATCCGGTCCTGTTGACCTTCGACTGTGTGTCCTGCTTGCTGTGCAATACCTAAAGCAAGCTCCTCAATCATATCACCGTAGAAGAACTTGAGCAGGGTGTTGGCTTGGAGTGGTTCGGCTAAGTCAGTTTGATTTACCTTGTACCATAGCTTACGTTTACAAGGTGTCCCGATGGACGACATAGAAAGGTAGCCTCTTGGCTCCTGTGGGGCCTTGAACCTGTCCCTCGCCATCACTGCGATGTTGGTACCTACTTGCTGTCCGATCAGGTAGTCCCAACCCTTGAGCCCGTAGAGCACCGCTTCCATGTCTTCCACAAGAGTATCTATTGTCTTTGTCATACTATGTACCTCTTGAGATTAAAAAAGGGGAGCTAACCGTAAGGCTCCCCACGAGGTTATTTAACGCTCCTACCCGTATGTCTTGGTCTCTTAGAACGGGATGTCACCCGGTGCGACCTTAGCAGATGCAGCAGGTGCTGCCGCTGGTTTGCCTTGTGTATAGTCTTTAGGCTTCGGACCTGAGGGAGCCCCTCCATCACCACCACTGTCGAATGTAACGTGGTCGATAACTTGGACACCTGAGAGGCGAGCCCCTTTGCCCATCTTAGTGTCGTAGACATCTACGTAGACAACACCGATGGAACCGTTACCAATCAGACCGTTATCCATTGTCCACTCTGATCCGTCCGGTGCATAGACCTTGGGAGGACCAGCTGCCCAGTCACGGTCAAACTTATCTTTCCAAGGGCGCTTGAACTTAACCCGTGTACCGCGACCCTCTGGGTCTGCCTTACCTTGCTTACGGACACCTGCGTCCTTCATTGCTTTAAAGACATCATCTTCCATGATGACATCAACTGTGGTGGCACCGTCTGTCTCGACGTCATACTCACCGTTGTCTCGGTTGCCTTCGAATAGTTTAGCCCACTCGAGGATGCCGTGTAGTTCGATTGTTTTAGTAGCCATATCTATCTCCTTATAGCTCTGTTATATTCTGAGTGTAATTCTAACATATACAGAATGTACTGTCAAGTATATATTAGTGTGTATCGTACCAATTCTTACCGATATCGTAAGAACCTGGGGTCGGTATGCGAAACCCTAGCTCCTCACCAGTTTCTGCCATCGTAGTTGCTACGAGTTTACCCATGTGCTCGGCCTCCTCGTAGCTGCCTTTAACTTCGATCTGGTACTCGTCATGGATGAACCCCACCATCTTGAAGTTAATACCCTCTGCTCTAGCTTTCTTATGATAGTTGAGAAGAGTGTGTTTCATAAGCACTGACTCACCGGACTGGAGGATACCAGCTAGTGTCTTGTGCTCGTTAGGTACTCTAACCTGTCGGCCATCGTACCCTGTGAAGAACCCCTTGTCTGCGATGTAAGGAACCATACGTCTCTTAAGGGGTGCTAGACCATCAATGCCCTGCTCGAAACGTGTACGAGCAGCTGAGGCTTCCTTCTGATTGACACCAAGGATACTAGCAGTCTTAGCGACACCAGCCCCCAGCAGCCAAGCGTAGATGAAGGTCTTAGCCATGTCCCGTGTACCATGTGGTACGTCGAGAGCTTTCTTGTTCATGTTGTGGATGTCGGTCTCGTCTTCCTTCTTACCTTCCATGATAGCCTTGGCGTACATGTCAGCATTGAAGTGACGCCACATATAATCGGCAAGTACCCGAAGCTGAATACCGTCAGCGTCACAACCTACTAAGTAGCTGCCCTCCGGTACGTCCCATGCTTTGCGTAGGAAGTGATCGTACTTAGCCTTGATCTCCTGTACAGCATTCTTGGGATCACCGTGGAACGCTGAGGGGATGTTAGCCGTGTTGGGTGCCTTGTGGGCACAACGTCCTGTCCAAGCACCGATGTTGTCGATGGAGCCGTGGATACGTCCGTCATCGCATACCTGATTGATCCACTCAACGAGTGAGCTTCGACGTCCCTCAAGTGTGAGCCACTGAGCTAGACCAGCAGCGCCCTTGGGTGCATCCTCCGGTAGAGTAAGTAGGTTGTCCTCACTAACTGTCCAACCGTACCGATCCAAGTCTTTCTTCTTGTTGTCGAAGAACTCCTGGTCCATCTTGGGTATCTTCTTACCGTACGGGTCACCTACCTTCTTACGAAGGAAGTTAAGGTGTGTCTTAGTACGATCGAAGGGGGCCCAACCAGCGTCCCACAGGACGTCAACTCTGTCCTTAGCTGCCCCTGGGTTAAAGGCAACGAAGTCATAGCATAGAAGGTCGTCTCCTTGTCTCTGTGTGGATGCGTACTTCTCCTTGGACTTGATAACACTGGAGTAGGGTGTACCGTCAGCTTTCTCACGGTATTTGATGGTATTGACAAGCTCTAACTTGGGAGGGAAGTCATCTTGGAACTGAGCCTCGAGTGCATCCTTTTCCTTGGACACATCAACCAGAACACTCTCAGCTAAGGCTTTGTTGAAGTGGAAGCCGTGGAACTTAGAGCGTACCAATTCGATCTGAACGTCATGCTCAGCTCGCATAGACCTAGCCCACTTAGGATCGTAGACGATCTTGGAGAAGTGATTGAACAGAGCCTCGGTAGTGTCGAGGTCACCGTACCAGTACTCAATCATCTCAGGGGTCAGTGCAAAGAAGTCATCGAAGTCTCCCTTATGGACACCAAGACGTAAACCCCAGCTCTTTAACGAGTGTGGCCCCTTACCCCCTACAGGTGTTAGGATATCATAGTCGACTAGACGAGACACGATCAAGGTATCAATCACCTTGGTTGGGTCAAGCTTAGCGTCTAACCACTTGTTGAGGATAGGAAGATCGTATTGTACAAAGTTATGGCCAACCATCTTGTCGAGAGACAGGTGCCACTCTGTAGCTGCCTTACGTGCAACAACGTCCTCATGAATGTTCTCAAACTTAAACACCTCACCCGTGTCAGCCATCTTGCCACCGACTAGCCACACCTTGTCGGGGTGGTCGATAGCGTTAGTCTCAATATCACAAAAGGCCAACCGCATTTATAAACTTCCTATCTTATCCTGTAGTCTTGCTATCGTTGCCGCTAGTGCAGAGCCTAGGTGCTCTTCCTTGCAGTTGAGTACAACGTCATGGACATCGTACTGCGAGAAGTTACTAGTACTTCGTGACCTCGGGTGCCTGTCGGTCTTGGTAACAGGTGTCCCAGGTTCAGGTGCCTCTGTCTTCTGGGATGCACCGTTAAGATAACCAAGAAGCCCGGCTTTATCTACCGGAAC